CCCAGTTACCTTCTATACCTTTAGATAAAAAAAATCCAGAAGATGTAGATACTCACGCTGAAGATCACCTATACGATGCATTAAGATACGGAATAATGACAAGACCTAGAAGTAGTTTATTTGATTACGATCCTACATCTAACTCAGGTTTTCAAGCAAGCGACCCAACTTTCGGTTATTAAGGAAAAGCAATGGAAGAAGATGAATTCTTTGAAAATGAAATGGCAATGGACTCCGTAGAGGCTAATGCTATAGAAGACATGGATGAAGATAATTATTCTGATCCACTTTCAGGAACTGTAGTTGGTTTAGTGCAAGATCATTATACTAAAGCTTCCACGGCTCGTGAGACTGAAGAAAAACGTTGGGTACAAGCCTATCGTAATTATCGTGGTTTATATGGACCAGATGTACAGTTTACTTCTACAGAAAAGTCTAGGGTATTTGTCAAAGTTACTAAGACTAAAGTATTAGCTGCTTATGGTCAGATAGTAGATGTACTATTTGGTAACAGTAAGTTTCCAGTAACAGTTGATCCTACCACTCTACCTGAAGGTGTGGCTGATTCAGTATTCTTTGAATCTAATGATGATATGCGTAAAGCCAAAGAAGAGTTTGGTGCAGAAGATATGCAGTTACGTCCAGGTGAAACTGTAATAGATTTACAAGAACGTTTAGCAGGTTCTAAAAGTAAATTAGCACCTGTAGCTGATATACTTGAAGAAGGTAACGGTAGAACTGCTACTGAGATTACTATACACCCTGCTATGATTTCTGCAAAGAAAATGGAAAAGAAAATCCATGATCAGTTAGAAGAATCTAATGCAAACAAACAACTAAGAGTTGCCGCCTTTGAATGTGCTTTATTTGGTACAGGAGTTATGAAAGGCCCATTTGCTGTAGATAAAGAATACCCTAAATACGAAGAAGGTGAATATACACCTCTAATTAAAACAGTACCTCAAACCTCATCTGTATCTATATGGAATTTTTATCCTGACCCAGATGCAGCTAATATGGATGAAGCAGAATATATAATAGAACGTCATAAGATGTCACGTACTCAAATACGTGCACTTAAACGTAGACCTTTCTTCCGTAAAAATGCTATAGATACAGCAGTAAACATGGGTGAGTCCTACACTAAAGAGTGGTGGGAACAGGCTATGGAAGATGACTCTAACGAAGCTAAAGCAGAACGTTATGAAGTCTTAGAATTTTGGGGTAATGTAGATACAGAAGTCCTAGAAGGACATGATGTAGATATACCAAGTGACCTTAAAGATTTAGATCAAGTCTCAGTAAACATATGGATTTGTAACGGTCAAGTGTTACGTCTAGTAATGAATCCGTTTACACCTACACTTATACCATACTATGCTGTACCTTACGAAGTAAGTCCTTATAGTTTATTTGGTGTAGGTATTGCAGAAAATATGGATGATACTCAAACTCTTATGAATGGTTTCATGAGAATGGCTGTTGACAATGCTGCATTATCTGGTAATATGATCATAGAGGTTGATGAAACTAACCTTACTCCTGGCCAAGACCTATCTGTTTACCCTGGCAAAGTGTTTAGGAGACAGGGAGGTGCACCTGGACAGGCTATCTTTGGAACTAAGTTTCCGAATGTTTCTAATGAAAACATGCAGATGTTTGACAAAGCTCGTGTACTGTCAGATGAATCAACAGGTTTTCCTTCTTTTGCACATGGTCAAACAGGTGTATCAGGTGTAGGTCGTACAGCTTCTGGTATCTCAATGCTTATGTCTGCGGCTAACGGAAGTATTCGTAATGTAGTTAAGAATGTAGATGACTACCTACTTGGCCCTCTAGCTAAAGCATTCTTTAACTTCAATATGCAGTTTGATTATGATGAAGATATCAAAGGTGATCTTGATGTTAAGGCTCGTGGTACAGAAAGCTTAATGGCTAATGAAGTACGTAGTCAACGACTAATGCAGTTCTTACAAGTTGTACAAAACCCAGTACTAGCCCCGTTTGCTAAGATGGATTATATTATTCGTGAGATAGCTAAGTCTATGGAACTTGATCCTGATAAATTAGTTAATTCAATGTCTGATGCTACAGTACAAGCAGAGATGCTTAAGAAGTGGCAGGAAGCTAATCCTCCTGAGCCTCAACCACAAGCTCCAGGACAGCCTCAAGGTGGTCCAGCAGGGGCACAAGCAGGAGATCCTACAGGAGCTGGTGGCGGTACTATAGGGACAGGCTCAGTGCCTACTCCAGGTGAACCTGGGTTCTCAGCTAATACTGGACAAGGTGCTGCATGAATAACCTAAAGCCTTTAGTAAACGATAAAGTCCTATGGGATTCTTTTCTAGAAGAAGTAGATAAAAGAATCTCAGAGGTACACAGAGTAATGGAACAATCTACTAGGGCAGAGGATCTGTATAGACTACAAGGTCAAGCATTTGCTCTACGTAAAATGAAACAGTTGAGAGATCAGGTAAATGGATAAAAAGTTAAACATTGAACCGTTTGATCCAGAAAAACATGAACCTATAGATACTGTAGGTGGTATGAAAGCTACAGAATATTTAGCCTCTGAACCTTCACCTGAAGGTAGTGCTTGGAACATACCTACTATTTGGTATGATAAAGAAACTAAAGAGCCTGTATTTCTTGGTGGTAAAGACAACAGTGATAGAGCCTGGAATGCCGCATATAGGTATGAAAAAGAAACTGGAATTAAGTTTCCAAGGTATAAGAATATAGAGTCTGCTGTAAATGCAGCTATTAATCGTAGTAAAGATGGTGGTGCTACAAAAGAAAAATTAGGAATGGCAAAAGGTGGAAGTACGATGAACAGACAAATGAGTATGTTTGAAGAAGGTGGCATTGCAGATGACGGAATGAATCGTGATCCTGTATCAGGTAACGAAATACCTTCAGGTTCTCTTGCAAGTGAAGTCCGTGACGATATACCAGCTCAGTTGTCTGAAGGTGAGTATGTAGTACCTGCTGATGTCGTAAGATACTTTGGTGTAAAAGTATTTGAAGATATGCGAATGGAAGCCAAGATGGGCTTACGTGAAATGGAACAAGATGGTAGGATAGGTGGTGAGCCAGTTGAACCTAATAAAGGTATGACTGAAGCTGATCTAGCTGGTCTTGAACAGATGATGAGGACTGGTGTAGCTAATGGCGGTCTTATGGATAAGATGGCTTACACTGCCATGAATGATCCTTTAGTAAATAAAAAGTTAAACGAAAGTGGCATGACTGTAGGTTTTGCTACTGGTGGTATGGCTCAATCTCCTTACAATGATCCAACTCGTGTAGATCAAGTTATTGGTCAGTTTATGCAGATGACTAAGAACAATCCTGGAATTATGGATGAGTTAGCTAAACGTGGCATTACTATTAATCGTACTCCAGCTACTAATCAACCAACACAAATGCAAGCACAGAATGCTCCTGCTCAAACAACTAATCCAGTAACCAATCAAGCACCAATTAAGGCTGCTGAGGGTACTTACTTAGATCCACTATCTATGACAGGTTTAGGTACAACAATTCAACCTAATAGTTTAAATACAACTAATACTCAAAATCAATCTTATATTACTTCACCTACATCTATATCTTCTATGTATGGTATTCCAGGTGGATCTTACTTCTATCAAGGTCCAGGTGTACCTAAATCGCCTGAAGAAGTAGAAAAAGCTCCTGTAGCTCCTGTAGCTTCTACAACTCCAGTATGTGCTCCAGGTACAGTATATGATGAAGAATCAAATAGCTGTGTGCCTGAATTAGAACCTACTAGAGATAAAGATAATATGGATGGTATAGGTGGTACTGAAATGTCTACACCTTACGTTGAAAAAGGTTGGAGAGTCCAAGCAACTGAACAATTAGATTGGTCTAACCCAAAAGACTTTGATGCTTACATGAAAGAGTTATCTAAACCCCAAGAAAAAATAAGTGGTTTAGCTAAAGGTTTAGGTGTTGCTATTCCAGGGTGGGGTCCAGCTATGATTATTGGTCAAAAGATGGAAAGAAAAGCAACAGTTAATAAAATTAAAGCTATGGAAAATATAGCAAACTTAATTGGTGATACAGTGTCAGCTGCATCTGCAGTTAAAGCTGGAGAGTCTTATAAAGCTAATATGACTGAAGATCAAAAAGCTTTTGCTGACACTCAAAATGGCGAAGGTTATACTATAACATTAGTAAATCAGATCATGGGTAAAGGTTTTCTTGATGATGTGGAAGGAACTAGAGGTAATGGTTTTCATAGTGTGGCTGACTTACAGAACATGCCTCAATCTAAAAAAGATGAACTTAAAGCAGCTATAGATGCAAATAATAAAAAACTTAGAAGTGAAATAGAGATAACTCCTACTTCTACAACTTCTGGCGGTGGTAGTATAAAATTATCAGATACGCAAAAGAAAAAAATAGCAGCTGAACAAAAACGTGAAAGCGATAGTAATAAAGTTACAGCAGCTCAATCAGCAGTTGCAACAAAAGGTGTAGCTACTACAGGACGTAAAGATAGTAACGAAAAGTCAGCAGGTCAAACAGGTTATAAGAGTGCTTTAAAACAACGACAAGAAGCAAAAAAATCTGCTAATGATTTTACAGCTAGTAAAGTTAAAAGTTATACACCAGGAAAGAAATTTAGTGGTGGATTTGCTAAAGGCGGCCTAATGAAGAAACCAAATAAAAAATAAATACCTATAAGGTATCCAAACAACGATAAGGCTACTCAGCAATTATGCTGACCCCAACATAAGGATAACGGATATGCCAGAATTAGATATAGTAGAAACTCCAAAGTCTGCAGGATTTATAGACCGAGGTTATAACAACAGTAAAAAACGTGCAGCTATGGAAGCTGAAGAAAAAGAAATAGAACGTTTAGAAGCAGAGGCTCGTGGTGAAACCATTGAAGAAGAACCCGATGGCGAAGGATCTGAGACAACCGAAGTATCGGATGCAAGTAGTTCCAAACAAGAAGAAGCCAAAGAGGAAGCCGAAGCATCGGAGTCTGATGAGGGGCTAAGTCGAGAAGAAAAGTCTTTTAAGAAAAGGTATGGTGATCTTCGTCGTCATATGTCTGAGAAAGAAAAAGACTGGCAAGAAAAGTTTGAAGACTTAGAAGCTCGTATGAAGGGTGAGAATATTATACCACCCAAGTCTGATGAAGATATAGAAGCATGGGCATCTGAACATCCTGACATTGCTGGTATAGTAGAAACTATAGCTGCTAAAAAAGCTCAACAGTTATTTAGTAAAGCTGAGGTAAGATTACAACAGCTAGATAAAATGAATGATGAAACTATGCGTAAGTCAGCAGAGGCTACTATACTAGAGTCTCACTCAGATTTTATTACAATACGTGAGTCAGATAGTTTTCATGACTGGGCAGAAGAACAACCTAAGTGGGTACAAGATGCTGTTTATGAGAATGCAGATGATCCCCGTTCTGTAATTAGAGTTATCGACCTGTATAAGGTTGACAAAGGATTAACTAAAGAAGCTAAGAAAGCTGGTAAAAAGGCAGCAGCTTCAATGGTTAGTAGAACTTCAAAGACTAAAGTAGACGCTGATGAGGCTGGTGGACAAATCCGTGAGTCTGATGTAGCAAGAATGTCTAGTAAAGAATTTGAAGAAAACCAAGACAATATTAACAAAGCTATGCGCAATGGTAAATTTGTCTACGATATTTCAGGAAATGCACGTTAAGTGTTGACATTACGTTTATCTGAAGTATAACTATCGGCAGGAACAAGAGCCTCCCTTGTGGACTACCTCTCTTGCCTACAACCAATAAAACTTAAACTACAAATAAGAACTACCTGATTAAGTATAGGCCCGTTTAGATAATGGTTGGCCGACTGTTATCATAACGCACCCTAGAAAACCATCAGCCTCTTTGCTTCACGTTTAGTTTCTCTGAGTTGAGGTATGTACCTTTAACTCGTACTTACCTCTTTATCATAAGCCAAACATTCAAGGAGAATTATAATGGCATTTGCATCCGCAAGCGGATATACAAACTTACCGAATGGTAACTTTAGTTCCGTAATTTATTCAAAAAAAGTACAACTTGCATTCCGCAAGTCCACAGTTTGTGGCGACATAACTAACTCTGATTACTTCGGTGAAATTTCATCACAAGGTGATACAGTTAAAATTATCAAAGAACCTGAGGTAAGCGTATCAGCTTATGCTCGTGGTACAACCATTGCTGCTCAAGATTTAGCAGACGCAGACTTCTCTCTAGTTGTTGATAAAGCAAACTACTTTGCATTTAAAATCGACGATATCGAAGAAGCACACTCCCATGTGAATTTCATGGACATGGCTACAAACCGTGCGGCTTTCCGCTTGGCTGATCAGCATGACCAAGAAGTATTGGGTTACTTAAGTGGTTACAAGCAAGCTGCATTACATGCTAACGCAGGTGCAGTAAACAACGTAGTAAATGGTACTAAAGCTAATACAGCTGCTGGTACAGACGAATTACTTGCAGCTAACAAGCTGAAGAAAAGTGACTTCGGAAACATTACTACAACTTCAGCAGGTGATCACTCGATCCCAGTTGCAGCACGTTTACCAGGAGCAACTGCTCTACCGACAGCATACGTATCACCAGCAATGTTGATTTCACGTATGGGTCGTTTGTTAGACCAGAACCAAGTAGACACTGCAGGTAGGTGGCTTGTACTTGATCCTATCATGATGGAAGTCCTTCGTGATGAAGATTCACGTCTGTTTAACGCAGACTTCGGTGAGTCAGGTGGATTACGTAACGGTCTAGTCTTGAACAACTTCCACGGCTTCCGTGTATATACTTCAAGTAACTTACCATCAGTAGGTACTGGTGCAGGAACTACAAACACAGCTAACCAAAATGCTAACTACGGTGTTATCGTAGCTGGTCATGACTCAGCTGTAGCAACTGCAGAGCAAATCAACAAAACAGAAACATACCGTGATCCAGATTCATTCGCTGACATCTGCCGTGGTATGCATCTTTACGGACGCAAAATCTTACGTCCAGAAGCGTTGGTAACAGCTAAATATAACTTAGCATAAAATAACTTAAGGGGGCTGGCCTAGTGTTAGCCCCTTTATATACATTTAAAATCTCGTAGGAAATGACATGGCGACTTATATAAACCTAGTGAATGAATTACTTCGTCGTCTTAACGAGGTCGAGATTAGTGAAGCAGACTTTGCAACAACTAAGAACGTACAGTCACTAGCAAAAGATTCTATTAATTCTTCTATACGTGAAATACTACAAGAGGCTCAAGAGTGGCCCTTCACGTTAGTAACCTATGAACAAACATTATCAGTAGGTATAAAGACTTATGATTTTCCATCAGACTATTCAAAAGCTGATTGGGAATCTTTCTACTTAAAGAATACAAATACAACAGACCCAGGTGTTTTAAAACCATTATCATATGAACAGTATCTATCAACTCGTAGAGCTGATGATGATACTTCTGGTACAGGTGGATATACAAAACCCTTGAATGTTTATAAGACACAAGAAGAAAAGTTTGGTGTTACCCCAGTACCTGATCTAGCTTATGTTATTGAGTATAAATACTGGAAGTTCCCAGCAGATTTATCTTTAAGTACTGATGTATGTATTATACCTGATAGGTTTAAACATGTTATTATTGACGGTGCTATGATGTACCTTATGTATTTTAGATCTAATGAACAATCAGCACAACTACACAAGGACAAGTTTAAGGTAGGTATTAAGTCTATGAGAAGACTTGTTGTAGATAGTAAAGACTCTCTTTTATCTACTGTAATACCAAAAGGTTCTAATGTAATAACTAAGAGTTTTGGCTAAATGGCAGATAGATTAAGTACATACCTGTCAGTTTGTTCTGGAGGGTTGATCACTAATGTTGATCCCTTGACCCAAGCTTCAAACTTATCAGGTAGTGCTATACGTATGATTAATTATGAACCTGCCCTAGCTGGCGGGTATCGTCGTATTAGTGGATATGCTAATGACTATGGTACAGTTCCAGGTACAGGTGCTGTACTAGGTGTATCAGTAAATGGTAACTTAGACGATGGTATATTTGCATGTAGAAAACCTACATCTGGACATGATTATTTATACAAGTGGCAAGACTCTAACTCATCTTGGGTAGCTATACCAGAAGCTGGTAATCCTGATATGACTAATGTTAGTAGGGTAAGGTTTACTAGCTTTAACTGGTCAGGCGAAGTATTACTTTTAACTGATGGTGTAAATCCTGCATCTACATATAATGGTACTGCTTATGCACAGATAACTCATGCACAAGCTCCAAATGACCCTAAGTACTCTGAGGAGTTTGCATCTCATATATTCTTGTGTGGTGATTCTTCTGAACCTTATAATCTCTACTTTAGTTCTCCACTAAACTATTCTGATTTTAGTCCTGCTAACGGTGCTGGTGTTATTAATGTAGGTTATACTATAACAGCAGTTAAAAAGTTCCGTAACCAGTTATATATCTTTGGTGCTAATAATATTAAAAGATTGACAGGTAACAATGCGGCTAACTTCGTATTAGAAAATGTTACATCAAATATGGGTTGCCTTGCACCTGATTCTGTGGTAGAATTTGGTGGTGACTTACTCTTCTTAGGGCCAGATGGTATACGTCCTATATCTGGTACTGATAAAATTGGTGACGTTGAGCTTGCTACTGTATCTAAAGAAATACAGTCTATCTTCGATAACTACTACTTATCAGAACAGATTATTGATATTGCTATTGTGGTACTTAGGAAAAAGTCACAGTTTAGATTCTTCTTTAAGAATGACTCATCTCTATCTTTGATAGGTGGGATACGTAAGAGTCAGAACAAACAGAGTATCTTTGAGTATAGCCAGTTGATTGGTATAGAAGCTAACTGTGTTGATAGTGGGTATATAGGACAGTTTGAACATGTAATACATGGTGATGGTTCTGGTAAGGTACATCGTCAAGAAAGAGGCAATAGTTTTGAAGGTGGAGATATATTTAGTTTGTATCAAACACCTTACTTTTATATGCAAGATCCAGAGGTACGTAAGGTAGTACATAAAGTAAATACATATCTTAAGTCCGAAGGTAACACAGAAGTATTTGTTGGTGTATCTTACGATTATGATGATACGAATACAGTAAACCCAACAAACTATGAGTTTAGCACGGAGGGTGCGGCTTCAGTTTATGGTACGGCTATATATGGAGCAGGTGGTATATACGATGGTAACCCATCACCTAAAACTCTTACCAACATATCAGGATCAGGTAACTCTGTTTCAGTAAATTATGTTACAAACAATACAAATGCAAGTCATACTATACAGGCAATAGCCTTGACGTATGAGACAGCCGACAGGAGATGATACTTTGGCAGGTTACGTAAGACAGTCTACAGCAGACATAGTACCAACAGCTACACTACGTGCAGCCCCTATTAACGCTGAGTATAACAAACTCCGTGATGCATTTGCTGTATCAAGTGGACACAAGCATGATGGCTCAACAGGAGAAGGTGGATACATTCCACTTATCGGTGATGTTGATGCACTAAACAAAGTTGTTATTGATACGTCAAACAATAGAGTTGGTGTATTCGTAGAAGTATCTTCAGCCGCTGTAGAACAAGTACGTTTCCAAGATGGTGTTATACTCCCAGTTACTACTAACGACATTGACTTAGGTTCAACTTCAGCTAAGTTCAAAGACTTACACTTACAAGGCACAGCTACTATAGCTACTGTAGATATTAATGCAGGTAATATTGATGGCACTATCATCGGTGCAAGTACACCTACAACTGCTACATTTACAAGTGCTACACTAAACAATAACCTGAGTGTTACAGGTACATCAACACTTGTAGGCACTACAACTATTACATCAGTAGACCTAAACTCAGGTGCTATTGATAATGCTGTTATAGGTAATGCTACACCAGCGGCAGGTACATTTACGACACTTAATGCTAACACTTCCTTAGTAGCCGCTACAGCCGACATCAATGGCGGTACAATAGATGGTGCTACTGTAGGTGCAAACTCACATAGTACAGGTAAGTTTACTACTATACAGTCTACAGGTTTAGCAACACTTAACTCAGTAAATAT